TTATTTAAGATGGTAACATTCCGTTCAGTTTCATAGGCTTGTATGTAGTAATTAAATAACTTTTGAGCATTTAGATCACCTAAATTATCTCTTTTCATTGGTCGTTTATAAATATGTGTTAAGATCTGATTCCGAGTCATATATTCGTCATAAAATACCTTTACCAAGTCCTCTACACCTCTAAAAAACTCACTCATCTCAGAAATGTCCTTTCTGACACCACCATATAGGTTTTGAAATGTGATATTTTTAGCTTCTGACTCCGTTACGCCTAAATCCTCTGCTAACTTACCATAAACTGACGAGTTACCAAAGTCATAATCGGTTAATTTAGCAATCAACCTTGGGTGATAAGACTCAAAGTCAAATTCTACGAATACATCGTTAAGTGGGGAGAATGCTTTCCTCTGTTCTTGTGTAAGAGCAGCAAAGTTGAGATTGTGAATAGAGTTAGATGGTCTTGATGTAGTTGTAAAAAAGTTATAGTTCTGATATATCTTCTTTTGGTGAATATACTTTAACATATGGTCACCAAATATCTTTGTGAAGTCTGTATTGACTCCGATACCATTTAACTCTAACTCACCAAAGGCTTTTATAAAATCTTCATGGAACTTTTTAAAGTGTTTTCCGTATGATTGTTCATATTTTGGAACTTCCTCACATAGTTGTTCTATCATCTTATCCAATGGATAGTAATATGTGAAATCATCTTGGTCGTAAAAGTTATCCCATTGTATATGGTCGAGTGGTTTGTTTAACAACCAATAGTTTAGAATGGCGGCACAATACGTTGAGCGACCACTAAAAGCATAAGGATAAGACGACTTCCAATCATCAATCAACATCCCCTCGTCTGCTGGATAATCTATATCTTTAGTTATCTTCTCATAGTGATTAGCGTAAACTAACTTGTTTTCTATCACATCGTACATCAGGACTATGTTATTTAACGGGTGAGACTTGGACCAGTTAGGTTTAGTAATAACCAATTTAATCATACCTTAAGTTACACAGGATATGTAATAAAGTCAAGATATTTTTTTAAAAAACCTTTCCGATAAGTTTTTTACCAGCATTCCATGTCCATTTAGCAGATTTTACTAAATTCTTTCCAGCTTCTTTTGTCTCTTTAGATATGAACTCTCCAGCACTCCTACTAAAATCTTCCGCGATAATTTCATCTATCTTTTTACCAGATTCTCCTGTCATAAACTCACTAACCTCATTAACAAAGCTATCAGGAGTTATTTTATTATCATCAAAAAACCATTTTGGTAACATAACAACTTGATTGACTTCACCACCCACTCCCTTAAAATCAAATAAATAAGTTTCTACAGGATCGTCTGTTTCACCTTGAACATTTACAGATAACTGAAAACCAAAGCTGCTTAAAATCATACCTTTGGATACATCCAACTCATTTAAATCAGGTACTATTCTAGTTGCTACATCACCACCACCCTTTACTGGTTTAAATCCAGGAGGTGTTGGTGGATTAACAAAATTATCAAAAAATTGTTTAGTATACTTTCTTTTTGCTAAATATTCTAATATAGCAAAATTTCGTGCAGCAATTACTTCATCACTTTTTAGAGCATTCTGTACATATTGACCAGCAGCATTTATATTATTATCAGAAACATCATAATCATCATCAGCGTCTTCTACAAGACCAACCAAAAATATTTGACTTGGTTTATCAGTTAGTTCTTCTTGTACATCATATAAACTTTCTATATTATCATAATCTGGTGTGTTTCGAAAACATCTAAAATTAGTTCTTTTTGCAGAACCTCCTGGATTATATGTCAAATCATTTCCATATAAATATTTTAATATTACCTCTTGTAAACCAGTAACAAATCTTAATTCCCATGAACTACCAACTGATTTAAATTCGTTTACAATAAATGAAGCACCAACTGATTTTATTGTATCATTGGCCTTCCCCAACTCTTCCACTTCATCAAAAACTTCTTGAGTAAATCTTGACTTTATTTTTTTACAAGTAACCCATCTTGATTTTAAATAAACTTTTTCCGTACCTAAATCTTCACCTACAGAAGCTCTATCTATCATACTATTCTTTTCATTAGATTCTTTTAAGTAACTCTCTAAAACATCATTATGAAAAATACACTTTTCAATCTCTCCAACAAACTCTACTTTATGTTCTGGTTTTAATACAGCAATTGTTGTGTAACTAGTTTCCCAATTATCACTTAATTTTTGTTCTATATTAGTTATCAAATAAATAAGTTTATCTGATATATGTTTCGGTAAATAATTTATTGTTATATAATCACCTATATTTAAATATGTATTTCCTATTGTGGTTAAAGATAACTCACCCCTTATCAACGCACCAGGTGATGTTTCTTTATTACCAAACACCTCTTGTTTTGCTAATTTTCCGTAGTAATCTCTTTCGCTTGTAGCAAGAAGTCTTGTGTCTGATGATATTAAACTACTTCTTTTTCTTGAAAACTTTCTTAGTTTAGTTGTATCACCAGCTTGTGTATTTTGAATTTTAGTTCTTTGACTTTTTATTTGATTAACTTTGTTTGCCCAAAAAGTTTTAAAATCTTTATCCGTATATAAGTTAAGATTTTGAATTATCTTAGAAGCTTTTTCTTGTTTATAATCATATCTTTTTACTTCATCTTCTTTTTTATCTTTGTCTCTTGATAATGGTAATGGAGAAACCCAAACAGGATTGTCTTCATCATTAGTACCAAATATCTCTTTATCTGGACCAAACATCTCTAAAAATCTTAATGCGTCTTCGTTTGAATCATCAGAAAACAAACTTGTTTTATCTGTATTTTCCCCTATCGCTATCATAGAAGCCATACCACCTTTAGGCATCATAAAAGAAAGGTCAAGATTAGAAACTACAGAGTCCTCTGTAACATCAAATTCCAAAGTATCTTGATATGGTGGATGTAAATTTAAATCTACTACTGTAACTGCTGAATATGAAGTATCCATATTAACTAATTTTAATTTTAAAATATCATATGAATCGCTGTTAATATCATCAAGTATTGATATAATAGCATCATTTACATTTTGTTTTGATTCAAAAGCTTTCGTTATTGTTTTTATAGAAACAAATACATCCCTTAGTGGAATAACTTTAGTATTATAAGTTTTATCTTTACCACTTAACCAATTTTCATATAATGATACTCTATAATCTTCAAAGTTACCAGAAAAATCCTCTGGTATTTCCCTATAAGCATTTCTAGCATGATAACTTTCTGTTAAATCATCTGAACTTTCAGGATATAAAATTACACTTAAATCTTCATTATTGGACAGATATTCTTTTTGTCTATTTACTAAATTATCAGAATACCTTACGAGTGAGTCTTTACTATTAAATTGTACTTGATGAATATCGTTTTTATTATTTTCAGCGATTAAAACATTCAAAAATAAATCTTCAAATAAACCATAAGATATATAACCTGAACTTAATTTATTCGCATTAGAAGAGAATACATCTTCGACAGATTGATAGAAAATACCATTATGTATATTTTTTTCACTTAATACTCCTAAATTATTAGAAGATAAATTTAACTCATTATAAAAACTAGCAAAAACTTGTTGTTTTTCCTCAACAGATAATTGGTCACTGGCAATAAAACTGGTATTATTTATACCTTTTTCTTCTGCGGGTGAACTTAAAAGTTCTATCAAAACCTCTTCAAATTTATTTGTAAATAAAAATTTTAAATCATTTTCTTCTGTTACCTCTTTATCAAGTAAACTAGCATTTTTAGATGTTATTGTAACGGAACACTCGTATCTTTCTTCATTAGAATATTTAGCACTAAAATCTACGACTCTACCTATAAAAACATCTACTACTCCGAGGTTTTCCTCTTTATTAACCCAACCATCTTTCTGTGTAGCTGGTATTAAACCTTGAAGATTACTTCCCGCACCATAAATAAACTTTTCAAATTTCTCAAGATGCACATCATCTAATTCTATAGTTTCTCTTATATTATATAAAGAATCAAGACTGTCTCTACCCCACCCTAAATCTACAACTACAGTAGCATTAGGTTTTAAAAAGTAAGGTTGATAAATTGTATCAAAATCAGTTTTATTAAAAACAGTAAAGTCTATCGTTACCCTTTTAATAGCACCTAATGAACCTTCTGTTTTAGTAGTTACAGATGTTATACCAGCTTTTGGATTTCTTAAATAATAATTATCTTGTAACTCATTGACATAATTTTGTGTAGATATGGGTTCAAGTGCTTCTTCATAATCATTACCTCTAGCATCATTAACAGTATGAAAAATTACATCTTGTCTATCACTACCTGAAATTAATAAAGGTGCCCACATTCTAGCAAATGTGGTTCTATCACCTAAATAGTCTTGATAGTTAGCTTCTTGTACTGAACCAAGTTCATTTTCAATTTCTACAGAACCTTTTTCTAAACTTTTAAATTTCTTAATAATTTCTGGTTCTACGCTAGAACCAAATACTCTATTATTAAATGTTGCCATTTTATTTTACAACTGCTTGTTCTGATGAAAGTGGTATTCTTAATTGAGTTCCTGATTTAATATTGTTTGATGGTAAATTATTTATAGAAGCAATAAACCACCATAAAGATGAGTCTCCATAATATTCTTGTGCTAGTAAATCACATCTATCACCATCTGTGGCTATAAGAAGTGTATCTGAATTACTTTCTTTAAGTTTAGGAAGATATGCTGTACCTATTCGGGATATCTTATCTACAACTTTTCTATTTATCTTTGTGTATCTACTCATTTTTATCCTTATAATAATCCATCTTTAAGTCCACTTTTAGTTCCAAATTTATCATAGTCAGCATCTTGATACCCATAGAAACTAGATCCTAATCTCGGAGATTGTTGAGAAACAATCTGATATGATATAGCAATATTAAAAACTCTCGGAACAGCACCAATCGCATCCCAATCTCCACTTTCATTTACAGTATAAGAAAGAGATTTTACATATCCAAACTGACCTCTTACTTTACTTCCTATATGAGCCAAATACATTTCTGTAAATGGTCCTTCTTTTCCTCTAACCGAACTATTTGATTGTACAGGTCCATATGAGGGATAAACCAAAGAAGTTAATCTATTTATTTTTTTATACATAGCTAGTTGTTGTTTACCATCTTGTGGATAAACAGCTAAATTAAAACTTATATCTCTTTCAGCCCTTTGATAAGAATAAACAGGTTCACTTCTTCCTATAAAATTAGTTGATGTCCAAGATGGGCTTAAGTTTTCTGTTATTCCCGTTACGTATCCTCTAAAATAAATAAATCCATCATCTCTCAAATCTTTAAACCTAACATAAAAGTCACCAGGATTTAT